AGAAAATGCTATTATATGTGATTTAGATATGAAGAGTGTAGATATAGACATGATAAAAAAAGGACTACCTACATTTAAGTATAAAGCTCCTAAATCAAATTGGGATAAATACTTAACTACTGAATCGGATTATGATCCTAAAGATTTAGTTAGAGTAAGAACAAAAAAGAGGATATGGGATTTAGAGACTGATATACACTATTTATCAAACCAAAAAATTGTATTATCAAAACAAAGAGCTAGTTATTTTGAGGCATTAGATTATGTAGAAGTATTAGATGCGATTAAAAAGGAGAGTGATTAATATGCCATTTAAAAACGAAGCTCAAAGAAGATGGGCTTATACAAAAGAAGGAACAAAAGCATTAGGTGGTAAAAAAGCAGTAGCAGAATGGGAAAAAGCAACAGGAGATAGAAAGTTACCTAAAAGAGTAAAGAAAGGCAAATGAGTATATTTGATTTATAAAAGGAAGTGATAAGGTGGCAAATGAACAAAACTTAATACCTTTTACTGAAAGAAAAAGTAAGAGTGAAGTAAGAGAGATTAATAAAAGAGGTGGAATAAAATCAGGAGAGGTTAGAAGAGAAAAAGCCACCTTCAAAAAAGCAATAAGGTGGCTACTTGAAGATAGTGATATTAAAATTAAAAAAGGTGATATAAAAGAAAGATTTAAAGATTCAGGTATAAACATATCAAAACTTAATCCTAGTCAATTAGCTACATTAGGCTTATGGTTGGGAGCTGTTCAAGGTAATGCTACTAACTATAAAACATTAATGGAAGCTAATGAAGAGATACAGGCTGAACCAGAAACACCTAATATAACTATAAATGTAGTAGACAACTCTAATTTAGAAAAGATAATGTATGATGAAAAAGATAAACTTTAAAAATCTAAACGAAAGAAATGAATATTCTTTAACAAACTTTATAGGAGGAATAGAAATGGAATTTATAAAAAAGGGTAATAACTATTTGATTAAGAATAGTAATGGTAGAATAGTATCTGAAAAAGAAAAGTTACAACTAGAAAAGAATGAATTGATATTAGAAGATATAAAGTCAAGTAATTGCCAAGGAAAAACAACAAAGAAGATAAGCAAAATTACAAAGAAGATTAAACAACTAGATGATACTATCGAAGAAACAGATAAGACTGCGTAATGATATAATAAGTCCAAATATAAATAACATAAGTGTACTAGGCTCTACTCAAAGTGGCAAGACTTATGACATTTGTGGAGCATTATTAGAATATGCTCAAAACTTAAATGAATATGAAAAAGAACAAAGAAAGTCTCCTGGTTATGTACCAAGAGAATATAATGGTGCTATTATTGGTTGGACAACCGATACAGTTAAATCAAATATAGTAGATAATTTAGAAAATATACTAACAAAAGAATATCATTTTAAAAATGGCAAAGAATACACTCTAAAATACGGACAACAAGATAAATATTTAGAAATATACGGAATGAAGTTTTATTTCTTTGGGTTTAACAATAAGCTATCATTCAATAGAATATTAGGTAAGCCTTTAATATTTGTGTGGGTAGATGAAGCAGCAAGAATATATGAGGGGCAACTAATGGAATCATTTGATGAAATACCAGGAAGAATGATGTCTTATTCAGGACATCCATATTACAAAAGAATAGATAGTTTTAATGTTGAGGGAAATGAAAATCATCCGTATAAAGTAAAGTATATAGATAATAACGATTGGAAGAAATATATATTCTATCCTTTTGACAACCCAGTATTAGATACAGAAGAAAAAATAAGAGCAGCAGTAAATGCGTTCCCACCAGGCTCATTAAGAGAGCAAAAAGTGTTTAATAAATGGGTAATCGCAGAAGGTAGGGTATTTACTCAAATAAACAAATTAGATAGCCTAGATGGCTTTGTAATTAGGGAAATAGGTATAGGTTGTGATTATGGTTCAGTAAACCCAACAACATTTGTGCCCATTGCATTATGCTATCATCAAGAAAGCAGAAAATGGGTAATAGTAAGACTTGAAATATATTATCATGATCCATCAGTTGAAGGAGATACTCCAACAACGGAATATTATTCATTTCAATTTAGAATGTTTCTAGCATATATGAAAGATAAATATCCTAATATACCTATAACAGAGTTTGTAATAGATAGTGAGGCAGCTCATTTTGATAATAGACTAACTGTAGACAAGATACAACATAGTATATCAAAAAAAGGTGCTGGTTCAGTAGATAGAGATAATCAGTATATGCAATCACTATTCTATAAAGGCTATTTATATGTATTGGAAAGACCAAGTATTAGATACTTTACTAATGATGGACACTATCAAGAAAGTGTTAAGGATGAGGGGTTAATTGAATTAGAGGGTTATAGATATGATAAGATAAGAAGTGAAAAAGAGGGAATAAATTGTTATGTAAAAGAGAAAGACCATTCAAGAGATGGACTTGCTTATATTCTAGCACTGTTTAGAGATACAGGAAGGGCACCAGTGGTTTAATGAGAATTAAATGTAAGAAGTCAAACCGTTTATTGTGTGAGGTAAAAATAGAACAGTATCTTGCTAATTTAGAAGAAATGGGCATAAGCCAACAGGTGCCTCTTGAAATAACAATTCCATGTAGAAGTTGCAAAGAAATTGAAACATATTTAATCTATGATACTCACTATGCCTTTAAAAATAAGGAAAAAGTTAAAAAATAAAACTGCACGATTACTCTAAATGTATGGTATAATGTGTATGTAGAGTTGAAGTGCAATTTTGGACTAAAATCAAAACAGTCGCAAAGGGAGGCACATACCGAGAAAGGTGTGTGTCTTTTTTATGTTTAACAAGAATAAAAAATGGACAATATATTTATTTTATAACGGTATTTGTATTAAGAAACTAAAGATAGACGGCAAAAAAGAAATAGAAACAATGTATATAAGGGTGTATGGACATAAAAAATTGTTTGGTAAATGGATTGTAGGGTTAATGGTTGAACCAAAGAAACTTTTAAAAACGGATGAAGATAAAAAAAAGACATACTGGGGAGTAGTCTTTGAGAAGGGGGTTGATTTGTAATGGAAGGAAGAATAAGAGACAGCTATATATTACAGTCTCCTTTTATCAAGATTAAAGCAAAAGTAACAATGCCAGGAACTACTAATGGAGTACCTAATATAAAAGAAGAAGAAAGATTTGTAGTAGCTCCATCTGCTAAGAAGATAGCAACATATATAAGAAATCAGTTATTTGGTAGTGATTTAGTAACACAAACAGAAGGATTAGATGTTAATTGGATTATGCCAACACTAGGTAGAGAATTAGAAGAATCTATCTATGACAAAGAAGCTTTTATATACATACATAAATTTGATAATAAAGTATATCTTGAATGTTTAAGAAAATGTCAATTACATAACTTAGTGCAAAAATATGACAAAGTAATTAGTTGCGATATTATCCAAGACTTTGATGGAGAAGAAGCAGATTATAGCTTAGAAAGACATATTAAATTAAAAGGTGATGGAACATCTACAATTCAATTTAGAGCATTTGAAAAGAAGAAAAAAGACAATAAATGGTTACCAATGTCATTATGGAAGTTCAACCAAATAACAGGTAATGAGTACAAAGAAATATACAACTTACCATATGAACCAATTATCAATATAGATATTGGTCAAGACTTCTTTAAAGATAGTGAAAAACTACTCAACCAAGAAATGACTATTTTAAATGTATTTGCTGAAGAAATAGAAAAGACAAAAACAAGAATTGTAACAACTCAACATTATCAAACAGGGGATATAGCAGGTAATTGGATACCATCTTCTAATATGTATGAAGTTTCAACTATAGAAGTAAATCATATGCAAGACTACTTCACATTACTACCTGGAGATAGAGAACATCAGATGTTTGAGTTCTTACAAGGCGATATAAGACAAAAAGATTACATAGAAAGTTTTAAGTTCTGCGATTATCAAATAATTCAAATGGCTAATTTAAGCCCTGCAACATTTGGCTATGAGAAAGATAGTTATCAAAATGTAGCAAGTATAGACTTAAATGCAAATATAACTGAAATGACTGTAGAGGCTATTAAAAAGCAACTAGAGCCTCAAATAAATCATTTAATAGAAAACATAGTAAAACTACAAACAAGCCAAGGAATGACAGAAAATTTAATTCCAGCAGATATGATTTGGGATTATGGCGAAAACGAAAGATTTGATGATATGAAGAAATTGGATGTGTTAAAGAAAATGCAAACAATAGGAGCAATTCCATATAGTTATAGGGCAAAAATACTTACACCAATATTAAATAAATTAATAGATGAGCCTACTAAAGAAGATGATTTAGTAAAGGCATACAAAGAAGAACAGAAGGATTTAAATATAGCATATGAAGAGTTCTAGTGAGTTAATAGCCGAACAAGTGTTTAGTGTTAATGCTTTTTATACAAGAAAGCAGAACGAAACAAAAATATTGTTCTTTGAATGTCTTAAGGATAAAAAGTCGGTTGAATACTTTGAAAAGGAATTAGGCAAGATTTGGAATAATGTAGATCATAAATTTATGGATAAACAAATTCTAAAGCTTAAAGAGTTAGTTCATTCAAACAATGTAGATGAGGCTATTAATTTAGGAAGATTTGATGAGATATATAAAGAAACTGAAAAATGGGTAGTTGATGATGAATATTTCAAATTGACACCTGAAAGTGAGTTTGAAAAGTTTGAACAAAGATTTAAAGAAAATGTTGATAGACAATTTAAACGTTCACAGAAAACGATAGAAGAACTAGATGAAGAACAATACTTGTTGGATAGAATAGATACTTATAACAAAAATATTAATCAAGTAATAACTTACTTTGATAAAAGTGGAAATCCGTTAAGACAAGTTCAATTATCTAGTTATCTATCAATGATTCATAATACTAATTTGACTAGAAGTGGTTGGAACCAAACAATGGGTGATAGTGAAAAACTCGGACAAACCTCCTTCATTATTCCGTATCATTCATTTAGCTGTCCTCATTGTTTGGAATACCAAAATCGAGTTTTAACAAAATTTGAAGTAGAAAACATCATAGGAGTAGAAGCAGTACAACAAACAGGAGATATACTTCATCCAAACTGCAAATGCACTTTATCTATTTATTGGGATAGCAGTCAAATAGGAATACAAAAATATACCTATGAAGAATCAGAGGAGTTCTATAAGTTAAGACAAAAAGTAAACACCTTGACACTTGAAAAATCTAATTTAAGAACTGATATGAAGATTGCTAATGAATTAGGAGACCAATCAAAAGTAGATGAGTGTAGACAAAAAATAAATGCAATAAATAGAACAATAAGAGAAATAAAAGAACAGTTACCAACAGAAGAAATGCAAAAACAAATAACTGCTATAAAAAGATAAAGCTGCCTTTATAGGTAGCATTGAGTAGATTAGTGTAATGGATAGCATACTAGATATATTTACCATAATGATTAAAACAAGTTTTTAATTGGATTAAATGGTCTAGTGGTATTAGTTCAAATCTAATATCTATTCAATGGTACTTATAAAGTACTACATTGCACTTCTAAATATGTCGACAATAGGAGGAAGAAAAATGGATATATCAAAATATATCACAAACAAGGATATCCAACTATCCAACGAGGATATTAACCTTGAAAAGTTGGAAAAAGATATTAGGAAGGGATATGTACTTAGCGAAGAGTTAGACAATGCTAAAAAAGAGGCAATTAAAGAAAGCACTTCAAAATATAGTGAATTAGAAACTAAATATAACACTCTTGATAAAAGCTATAACGACTTACAAGCTAAATACACAGAACAGACTAATTCAAATGGGGCATTAAAGTTACAGGTTGAAATGGTAAGTCAAGGTTTTGGCAAGGATAAGTTTGAAGAAATCTCTCAATTAAGAAACACCTTATACAAGGATGAGCCTGATGACTCTAAAGCAATAGGTATGATTAAAGAGAAATTTGGAGCAACATATTTCCCTAAAACTGAAACTAAGATTGAAGTCCCTAACGAAAGTAATTTTAATAGTCAACCGAAACAAAACAATGAAATTAAAATTACAAGAAAAACAAGCTTAAGAGACTTGTTAAAAAAGTAAAAGGAAAAGAGGTAAAGATTTATGAATTACACACAAGAAGGTGTTTATAGTTTAGATTTACAAAGTGTTGCTAAACGTATTTATGACTCTTTGTTATATCGTTCAACATTTTATAAATTTCTAAACCCTAACTTTATTGGAGAATTAAGAAATGCTGGTACTCCAATGATCGAGGTTTTAAAATCAGCAGAAGCAACAGTTAATGTAAGAGAGACTAAAGAAATAACAACTGCATTAACTCCAGGACTATTGGGTTACAACTCAGTAAAAGTAGATTTAACTGAATTGCCAATGGATTATTCAATTCAGATTCCAGTTCTAGTAGCAGGAACTAACTTTATTAATACATTAGAAAATGCTATGGATAAAAAAGACCAAGCAGTAGCAAAACAAATTGATACATATGGATTTGGTGTACTTGCTGAGGGTGTAACTAATGAAGCAGAATGGAACCCAGCAACTAAAGAAGATTACATTTCAACATTAACTTCATTAAAAGCAACATTATTCAACAACAATGTATATGAAGATTACAGATTAGGTTTAGCAGCAACCGAATATGGAAATTTAGTAGCAGCTTTAACATCAGTATTAAAATTTGAGACTGAAGCTGGTAGAGATGGTGTAACATTTGGTGAAATTGCAAATGCTTACGGAATTGATATGTTCCCAATCAACGACACAATGTTAAGTGATGTTAAAGGATATTTCTATAATCCATTAGCAGTAGTTGGAGACACATTCTTTGATAGTTTCGTAGAATACAATGGAAATTATCCAGGGTTCCCAGGTTACTATGTAATGGAAGGTAACATTATGTTTGGTGCTAAAGTAATTGAAGAAGGAGCAATCCTTAAACTAGTTGAAGAAGTATCAGCATAATTAGAAAGGAGGTCTTATTATGACTTTCTTTACTGTGGAAGAATTTAATAATAAATATAATAATATAATGCCACAAACAGATAATTGGAAAATAGAGGCAGTATGTGAAATGATTTATTCACAAGTAGGACTTAAGTATAGAAATCCTAACTGGAATGAAAAAACTGTTCCTAGTGCTATTAAATCTGCCTCTATGGAACAATTAAGATTTATGTATGAATACGATATTCCACTTATTGATTACAAAGGTGAAGT